AAAGTCTTTCTTTTAATATTGTTGTATTATATGTTGAATTCTCAATTAATATTTTAGATAAATCAATTTTATTATGAATAACATCTATAATATTATTTTCAAAATGTTCTATACTAATATTATATTTTTTTATATATTTTTTTAATGTGTTGTAAGATGATCCCATATTTTTAATTCCTAATTTTTTAAGACATTCTAAATATGTTTTAGATTCAACTACAATTTTTTCTAAATTTTCTTTATGATATTTATCTTTAATATTATTATTTGCTAAAATATTTAATTTTTTCCTTCTTAATTGGATTGATCTTTTTGTTCTATCTAATACTTTTAAACACTCATCTATACCATAAAGGGTATAATAATTAGTTAATAAATTATCTTCTTCCTTTGTCCAATTTTTACTTTTCATAATGTAGTCTTTTTTTGTAGTATATAAAAAAATACTATAGTCTCAAACTACATTAAAATACTATTTCAGTGAGTAAACGGTGAGTTCAACACCAGCCTTTGGTTTTTCAGACCAACGTACAATAAGCACCTATACGATTTACCCTTATACCATTACTTGTTTTTTTCAAGTATTAATTTTTTTGCATATTCTGAATCTAATTTATCAATCACTGAGAATGGTGAAACACCAATTCCTGTATAAGTAATATCATTAAATCCATTATCTTTTGTGATTAGACTTTCATCTTCTGATATTGCACCTGAAAATTTGTCATATCCCTTTTTATGTTCTATATTTCCTGTACTTGGATTATATGAACCCCAATCTGCTGAACGTTTTGAACCAATTGGTTCCACATAATAACTTTTACCTGTTTTTAATGACTTAACAATGAATCTACCTGTTTCATCTCTTTGTGTCATAAACTTTCTGCCGAAATCTAACTTTACCCCATGATTTTATATTTATTTTTTTATAATAGCTTCTCACTATTCAGATGAATAATTTTTATGTCCAGCCTAACTGAATAACTGTCATTCACTATGACAAATATTTTATTTTTTTATTTAATCCATTTTTTAATAGAATTTCCAGTAACTCCATACTTTCTACCAACAGATTCTAAACTTGTTTCTTTTACCATCAAAATCAAATCATCTTTAGAAGGTCTTTCTAATACCTTTCTTTGTAATAAATGTGCACACTTTACACACCTAATAGAAGTTTTCCATATTTTTTCTCCACAATTTATACAATAAGTATAGTTATCTTTATATTCTATTATTGGTTTATTATTAGATAAATTATTAATATATTCTAATAACCCAGTAATATATTTTTCTTTTTCTGTTCTTGTCATTTTTTGATAATCACTCCATTTTATTCTTATTATATCCCATCCATCAGATATCAAATATTTATTTTTTCTTATATCTGATTCTACTATTTTTTTATCTAAGTAATGTTGATCTCCATCTATTTCAATTGCTATTTTTTTATTAGTTATAGAAAAATCTATATGATATAAACTTGATTGTACATATTTTTCATATTCAAATTTACCATTAAATATTTCATCAAAATATCTCTCAGGATAACTTGGACCTTTGCTATAATGATTTAACAAATAAGGAACTTTTTCTGGATGTTCTTTTAAATATTTTGTTCTACTTATTGATATTTTCTTTTTTACTTCTTCACTATGGTATCTTTTTGTTTTTTTTCTTGATATTATAAATGATTCACTTTTACTTCTAGTCTTAAATAAATTAGATTCAACAGCTTTATTTAATGTGGAATTATTTATATTAAATTTTTTAAGAACATCATCCCACATATTATTCAAATTATAATAATTTTGAACATCCACCCAATTAACATATTCAAATAATGTTTTTTTACATTTATTATCAGAATTAATAGTTCTAACTTTACCTCTTATTGAATCTTTTGATATATTTAATAATTTAGATAATTCTTCATATGATTTATTCAAATTTTCACTTAATATTTTAATTTCATTTTCATCCCATTCTTTTTTCATATTATAATATTTTTAATGTATATATTAAATATAAAAAATAGCTTTAAACTTGATTAAAAAATAATGAGTTCATGTTGTGCTCCAACTGGGACTCGAACCCAGAATGACTTTCGTCCCCGCCTTAAAAGGGCGGTGCCTTACCAATTTTGCTATTGGAGCATTTTTTAAAACAAAAAAAATCCAAACTTTTTGAGTTTGGATTTTTATATTTCTTTTACATTTATTAATGTTAACTTATATTTACAATAAGGCAAGAAGTATCTGTTCCAAACTCGGTTTTTCTAAACCAGAATTTAAAGGATTTTGATGAACTACTATGTTTACTTATTGATCTCATGATTTCTAAATTTTTATCTTGTTGTGTTTTTTATTCTTTGTTATATATAATAGAAAAAAAGTCATTTTTTTCTATTTTTGTTTTTCTTTTAATATGATAGTACAAAAGTACAATAAAGTTTTCAATCTACCAAACATTTATTGAATTATTTTTAAAATAATTATTATTTTACTGATAATCTTCTGTTTGAATAATTCCAAACTTATGAAAATATCTTAATGGTCTCCATTTGTGGTTATTCACATAGAATCCCCATTTATGATATGGTTTTGAACACAATAAAATTGTCCATGCACCTTCTTTTGGGATATCTAAGTAATGTCTTTGTTCTGCTTTCATAAAACGTGGTTTCCATGCTTTAGCTAAATACTTAACAGGATTTCCGTTTTCATCTGGTATTACATTAAAGTAATTACCTTTTATTATTATTGATATTAAATCACATGAATGATCATGGAAATAACGTCTATCATCTGACCTAAGCCAATGATGCAATCTAAATGTATAACCGAAAATAATAAATGTCCATCTATATAAATATGGACATTCTTTTATTCCCATAGGTTCTTTAATCCTGATTTGAAGTTTATTTCCAAATGGAAAATCTTCATGATTTTTAAAGACTAACAATTTTCCCATTTATTATAATTTGTTGTCAGTTGGGAAGGATTCGAACCCCCTATCTTTTGCCTGTTTTGATATTAACAATATTAATCTCTCATTTTCAGACATTCTCAACATTAGCTAATTGTATTGAATTTCTTACTTCTTTAAAATTTTTTCTTATTAATACGATTAGCTATAGACTAATCCAACTGCTCTACCTATTGAGCTACCAACCGATCTTTTTAATTTGTATGTAAAATTACAATAAAGTTTTCATTCGACCAAACATTTATTGAATTATTTTTAATCTTGTGAATGATCAAGCATTCTTTCTTCTAAATCTTTAATAATTGTAAGAGACAAATTTTCAAGTATGTCACTATTATCTTCATATGGAATATCACCAACTTTCAAATTTTCTTTATTTTTTACTCTGGTTATTCTACATTTATTTCTATTATATGTACAAATATACCATTATATGAATTTCTTTTCCTTTGTAATCAATTCTTTCTACACATGATCCTTTAATAATATTAAATACATTTATTTATTTTACTAATCCGTTTGAATCAACATTCAATGTTGTCATATAATGTGGCTTATGTATATTTTTACTACTATAAAGTCCATATTTTGATGAACAACTACAAAATAATACAGAAATAACGAAAACTAACAATACTTTTTTTGATTTCATATTTTATTTTTTATTTGTAATACAAAAGTACAACTATTTTTTCAATCCACCAAACATTAATAAAATTATTTCAATTTTTTATTCTATATCAACATCAAATTTAATACCTTCACTATTATAGTAATACATATCAATTTTATCATATGAAGTATAAAATCCATCAAAATATGTTGGAATAGAATAAGAAAAGAAGTTATCTTCTTCTTGATAAGGTACTAAATCTTTAAAATCTTCATCAAAATCTTCATCTAATTCAGTTCTACATTCACAAAATCTACCCCAATTAATATCGCCGCCATAATTGTGTCCACATCTATCTTTTCCATAACCATACCATTTTGCAGCTTCATCAGCATCACAAAAACCTACTCTACCTTTATTATCTAAATTTACGCAGTTATCAATAGAATCAATGAAATCAGATACATATTTTTTAAATTTAATATCTTCTAATTTAGATTTTTCGAAGACAAAATTTATTTTTTCATACCCGTCAGCATCACCTTCCATGAAAGTTATCACAATTTCATAACAATCTTTTTTGTTGATGCTCTTTTTATTTATTTTAAAGTCTTTCATATACTAATTTATTACTAAGTAAGGCATTCCACCTGGTAGTGCATCCCATAATTCTCTTGGCATCAAATAAGTCATTTTATCAACAGCAATACCTAAGCAAACTAATTCATCAACAGTAGCATGAAAATCTGTCCACTGAACACCCTTGTTATCCTCACACATATTAAGGAATGACCAACCCCCACCCAAATCATGTTTAAAATTATCAGACAAATCATTTAGCACATCAGATATGTTTGATTTATTTTCTTCCAATTTCTTAATACAAAAATTTGCTTTTGTCAACACACCTTCAACAATTTTTACATCAACACTATCATTAGATAGACATTTTTTAAAAATGCCATGAACATTTTCTGCTGTTAGTTTCATAATTATTTATTTGTTATTTACAACAAAGATAACGAAAACATATCAAATAAAAAATTTTTTTAATTATTTTTCACATAATTTTCTACGTTGTTTAATGAGGTCAATTAATTCTTTTTCAAAATCAATATTAACTTCTTTTGCCATTGGTAAAATATATATTTCTGTTTGATCTAGGTAATGTGCTATCTTACCTGATGTGTGTGTATCTAAGTGTAAATCAGTAAGGTTACTAATTCTATCAGCACATTTTAATATTTTTGCTCTATCTGATCCATTTTTTAATAATCTTTCAAGATATACTTCTTTCGTCTCAGTTTTACTCTTAGAAACTTCTAAAATTAAATCCACAACCTCTGGTCCATCTTTATCAACATTTCGAATTTCAACAAGTCTTTCTGAACCGTTATAATCTTCAACCAAATCATGCAAAACTGATGCTTTTAATAAAACTGGATCATCACAATATTTATAATCAATTAGAATACCAAGTGTAGCAAATTGATGTCTAAATTGATTACCTCCTGCTTTCCTACTAACACCAATCAAACCAGTGGCTATCATAATATAAGGTGCTAGACACACTTCTTTTAATGCTTTTAAATTACTCATAATTAGACTGGTTTTGAATTTTACCTAATTTATTTTTCCTATCAATTTGTAATTTAAGTATATTATACTCAATTAAATTATTTATTACTATTTTTACTATAAATGGCACCAAAACATGATCTCTTTTGAAATATGATGTTATTATAGTATAATCTTCATTTTTCATCTTTGAAAAAATATAAGGTAGTTCTACAATCTCATTGAAGGTACCCCAGTAGCAATAATTATTATTCCAATATTGTTTCCATTTACCATTTTTTGATACAGGAGGTTTTGAATTACCTCCAGTAGGATTTACACTATATACAACTTTAATTGAGTTTACTTCAGTTCTTACACTATCAACTTCAACTGAACACATACAAGTACAGATAACACCTTTTCTTGAATAATTTTTAGGTGTGGTAAAGCAATTATCAAAATTGATTGTTTTAATCATATTTATATAAATTAGAATTTTATTATTTCTTTAATTGCAACGCTATCAGATATACACAAATTATTTAAATATTCCATTTCTATTAGTTTATCTGATACATCTTTATCTGATAAACCTTTCAATGTAAATTCACAATCTTTTCTGTCCAAATCCCTTTTATGTGTATAAGGATTATATTGATATGTATCATATTTTATTATATAAACATCTTTTTTATACTCCAATTTTGACAAAGAATACACTAGAATTGATAGTATCACTATAGCAAACACAAATCTAATTATTAATATTTTTATTATTTTCATTATTTATAAGATTTTAATATTTTATCTGTATCTCTTTTAATATCTCTTTCTTTGATATGTTCTTTTTTACTGTATGTATTTTTACCTTTTGCAATACAAATTGTAACTTTACAAAGTCCTTTATCGTTTATGAACATATTTTTTGCTATAATAGTAAAACCTTTTTCTTTTACTTTTTTACGAATTTTATACAATTCTTTCTTTTTAAGTAGAAGTTTTCTTGGTCTCCTTGGCTCATGATTATATCTATTACCAAATTCATATTCATCAATATGTGAGTTCAATAAAAACAATTCATCTCCTTGAAATGCACAATAACTATCAGCAATTGATGCTTTACCTAATCTTATTGATTTTATTTCTGTTCCAACCAATACAATACCTGACACAAAATCATCAAGTAATTCATATTCGTAAGATGCTTTTTTATTTTTAACTATCATTTTAATGTTATTTATTTTGTACAAAGATACACAATTTTTTTAAATATACAATAAATTACTAATAGAATTTAATATAAATTATCAATATCATAAATCCAAAAATTTAATTTGCCTTTTATATTTTCGATAGGAATATCAAATAATATTGGATTTTTTAATATCCAATGATACATACCTTCTTCAGCCCAAATTGAGTTTGAATTTTTTATACAATCAACAATTTCTACACTTCCAATTATTGAGCCAAATTTCATATTTTTATTTATATCAAATAAAATATGATTTTTTTGCTCTATACTTATGATAGATTTTGATATTTTTTTTGAAGAATGTATCAATACTCTACCTCTCACATTAGTTTTCCAACTACGATTTTCAACATCTTTTATTCCTGAACATATTAGATATGACCATGGTTGTTTTATTGAAATTACTTTCATTATTATTCAACATCTGATTCTAACAACTCATAAAAATTTGAATCATCATTAAACATAACATCTTCCATGAATTGTGAAAATCTTTCATTATCAAACTCACGAATACAACACATTCCTTCTTCATAATCTGTAATACACTCAAATTCATTATCATCTTTTACTATAATACATGAACCTTTACAATTATCACAATCACAACATTTTTCAACATCTAAAGATGACACTTCAGTTTTAAACCAGCAACTTGAGTATTCTTCATGTATATCTGAAAGAATTTTTTTTGTTTTTGATACATAATCTGAAATGTTCATCTTTACTATTTCTTTTTCATCAAATTCTTCACTAAAAAAATCAAAATTTATATTTTCCATATTATTAATTATTCAAAAACGTTATCATCATAGAATTTTTCAATTGCCTCCTTATAAAATAAAACTTCTTTCATATTTATTGGACTGAAGTGATGTCCATCTACACCAACATCCAATCCATATCTTTTTACCATTTGCCTACAATGAGCATGACCAAATAATGTAAAAAATTTCTTATCAGCATTCAATGGCTCATGTGTCATGAATAAATACTCATTTTTATCAAATTCATTGAATGGTAAAACTTTTTCTTCATCAATATTTGTTGAAATCATCAAGTCATTATAAACATTTTTAAATCCTTTACCTATCAACATTTTTTTAAATGATTTAAAATCACCTTTGTAATCTTTATTCATCTCATCAATTTCATAATTACCTAATATCAAGAATATATTACCATTTAATTTATTAATTACTGAATAATCTCCAAAATCACCCAAGTTATAAACATTATCATTAGGTTTTACTACTGAATTCCAACAATTTATCATACATTGATCCATCTCTTCAACTGAATCAAAAGGTCTTTTAGACAATTCAAGAGTTCTTTTACTACCAAAGTGATCATCAGACGTAAAGAATGTATCTGGTTTAGAATTAGATAGAACATCTATTTTATTTTTAACCTCTTTCAATAATTCATTATAAGTATTAAGAATTTTAACTCCATAATCTTTTTCAAGTCTATTCTTAATATATCTTTTCATTGGAAAATTATCATCAATTCCAATTATTATTTTTTTACTACATTTTGCTATCCATTCACCCACTTCAAATCTAGTAGTTTGTCCATACATTCTACCTTCTATTTTTTCTTCTTCTTTTGGAAGCCAAAAAACAATAATATCTGATTCATTCAAATATTCAGTTTCCCATTTTACTTGTTCATCAAAATTAAATTTTGATTTGTCTAATGATTTTCTTCTTGGATTAGTAACTACCAAATTTTTGTAACCTGATAAATCATCACATATTTCTTTTTGCCAATTAGGAGCACCTTGAATTGGTCCACCCAAAAAAACACACACATTATTACCTTTTTCTTCTTCAAATATTTCAGGACTTGTTATAATTTTTGTCATTTATTATTTTTAATTTTTATAATATGATATACTCATAATATTATTTATATTTGTTTCTATTTTAGAATTTCTTTATTCAATTAATCTTCATCATTAATAGCTTCTAATTGAGAAATTTTAATCAATTGTTTAGTTTCATTTATAGTAAAAACACGCCTACCACTATCATTAGTAAGAGTATCTATCAATAAATCTGTTTTTGTTTTCATATTTTAATTTTTTTTATATTAGATGTACGATTTTTTTTGCTGCTTTAATACAACCCATCACATCTCCTTCACAATAAGTTTGAATTTTATCTAGTTCTTTAGTTTTCCAAAAATATTTATGTACATCTTTACCAGCCATAATATCTTTTGGACTATCTATACCTAATGTGTATAACATTTCATCAAATGAAACAATTTCTAATGTACCAAGACTTTTCCAAACTTCAGCTAAATCAGCAACATTCATCTCCCATGGTTTAACACTATGAGTTTTAATTATTTTAGGAATTATATAACCATATTTTAACATTTTTCTATTAAGCCATGGAATATCAAATCCTTTTATATAAAAACCACTCAATCCCAATAAAGAATTATTAGATACATTCATTAGGGATTTCTGTGTTTGTTTGATTATATATTCTTCATCCTCATTACATACAGACATCATTTTAATTTCATCATTTTTAGTAACTCGAGCCATGGAAACACAAACTACTCTACCAAACTCTGGAATCAAAGGTGATTTATTAAGATATACATCATTTGGGTCTTCTTTCCAATCTAAAAATTGTGGACTTTTTCTTTCTATTTTACGCATAAAAAGGTCATATCCTCTGATGTCGTTCTCTTTTAGAGATGACAAATCTGGATAAAACCCTGCAGTTTCAATGTCAATATATACTAAATCTTTATAATCCATATTACATTTATACCATATTATTTCATTAGTTTATTTAATTTATTTAATTTTTCTAATCTAATTATAATTGATACTAATTTAGATTCATTCTTTTCTAATTCACTAAAAGTACGAAGATTTTTTAAATCTTCAATTAATTCTTCTAATTCTATAGTTTCCAATTTAATTTTTCTAATTTGCTTTTTTGCTAAATCATAATAATATCCTCTATATTCAACAAAACTAAAAAAGTCTCTAATATCCATTTTAGTATAATCAGATGGAGTATCCAAATATATTTGATATGCTTTCCAGTCCAATTCTGTAAATTTCATCATTTATCTTTTTTCTTTCTATTTGCTAAAATTTCTTCCCTGCTAATTATAAATTTTAATTTTTCATTGGGTGATTCTTTTGTGTATGGTTTAACATCAACTCTTTTATTTGATATATCAACATATTCTTCATTAATATCAATCCCTATATAATTTCTATTATTCATCTTAGACATTTTACAAACCGTGCCACTTCCTACCATTGGATCTAATACTACATCTCCTTCATTACTCCATGATAAAATATGATCCTCTGCTAAACTCTCAGGAAAAGCTGCTGGATGTGCAAATGCAAATTTATCTTTTGTGGTGAAACCTGCTCCATTATTTATATGCCAAACATTATATCTATATCCTAATTTACTAACAGTGAAACTTTTACTTTTTTTTAGTTCACCATCTTTAGTTCTAGCACTAGGAGTTCCAAAATTTTTGCTTCCAGCCCAACGATTCTCTTTATCACGAAACAAGTTGACTGTTTTAGGTTTACCCTTTGAAAAAATAAACATATATTCGAATACTTGAGAGTATCTACCAGATTCAGGAAATGCAGGTCCATTCTTGTGATATATCATTGTATCATGAATATTAAATCCTATTTCTTTAAATTTTAATGCTTGTCTAAAAGAATCACCACTCTCAGAGCCATCAACTATCTGATCACCAATAACCCAAACAACAACTCCTCCATCTTTAGTTATTCTATATAATTCCTCTACCATTGGTATAAATGGAAAACTATAACCATCAAACTCATTCTTATCTTTTACAACACCTTTATATGTTCGCAATGAACCATATGGAGGACTTGTGACTGTAAGGTCAACACTATTATCAGGCATTTTTGACATTATATCAACAGCATCACCACATATTATTTTATTCAAAAAATCATTCATATTTATATTTATATTTATATTTATATTTATCTATCTTTTATATAAATAAAAACTTATTATGTTTAACAAAAAAAAGAGAATACAAGTTAATGTATTCTCTTTTTTTTACTAAAAATTATTATATGTAATTAAATCAACTAAATATACATGCAATTAAAATATCAACAAACCCAAATCCTAAACCAATCAAAAACATTGTACCTGCAAATGAAAAATCACCAACCAAAAATGATAAAAATGAAATAACAATAAATATTAATGCTATGATAAATATTATAACACCTATCATTGGAATTTTACTTTTACTATTCCAATCAATACCTTCGAGGGTTTTTTCATTTGAAGTTTTTTGATCACCACTAATACCTTCACCAGGATTGAATTTTTTCCCACATTTTAAGCAAGTTATTTTAGTTTTATTACTACCTATAAATCCTGCTAATAAACCAACACCACCTGTTAATGCTGCACCTGCAGCAGCTTTTCCAACTCCAAATCCTTTTTTTTCTGTTGATAATTGTATTGATCCACACTTAGGACATCTAATTTGATCATTATTTTTCATACATAAATAACTTTAACCTATACAAGTGAGGTTTTTAAATTTTATATAAAAATAATAAAATTATTTCATATATGCAAATATTTTTAATAAAATTATTTAAAATTCTTCTTCAAATTTTTCACCTCTACTAATCAAATCATCTTTTATAAGTTTTTCAATATACTTTGATTTATTTGTGTAACCATTCTCAGTTAAGTAAGATTCTAATTTTTCATTGAGTAATATATTCACTGAAACAGAAAACTCTTTCTTTTTCTCATCATCTGATAGTTTTTTCCTAGACATAAATAATTTTTTATTTTTATATCGTAAAAATCAAAAAAAGATTGAAATATTTTTAAAATAATTGTAAAATAATTGTTTTTGACTTTAAAATATTTATATATACTATAAAATAAAGAACATAACATGAAAAGACAAGTAACAAAAAAATCTATGACAGTTGTAATAGATAAGAATATATATGAAGCAATTGAACGTTTATTCTGTAACAAATCTAAATATATAAATTGGCTTATATATCAGGACTTATTGAAGAATACTAATGATGAAGAAATTAAAAAATTATTATTGTAAAATGAAGAAATTAACTACAGAAGAATTTATACAGAAAGCAAAAAATGTACATGAAGATAAATATGATTATTCATTAGTTGAATATATAAATTCATATACTAAGGTGAAAATAATATGTCCTACACACGGCATATTTGAACAAAAACCGAATGGTCATTTAGATAAAAAAGGTTGTTCAGAGTGTAGTGGTAATAAGAAATTATCTAAAGATGAATTTATACAAAAATCAAAAAATATACATGGTAATAAATATAATTACAGTTTAGTGAATTATTTTAATTCTAAAACAAAAGTTAAAATTATATGCGAAAAACATGGCATTTTCGAACAAAATGCAAATAGTCATATTATAGGATATGAATGTTCAAAATGTAGTTATAATGATAGATATGTATTTATTGAAAAATCTAAACAGATACATGGTAATAAATATGACTATTCTTTAGTTAATTATACAAATGCATTAAATAAAATAATTATAATATGTCCTGAACACGGTGAATTTACACAATTACCATATAATCATTTAAGTGGTAATGGTTGTAAAGAATGTTGCACATTAAATAAAAAATTAAAAATTGATGAATTTATACAAAAATCTATGGTTACACATGGAGATAAGTATGATTATTCTTTAGTTAATTATAAAGATAGTAAAACAAAAGTTAAAATTATATGCAAAAAACATGGGGTATTTGAACAAAAACCAAATGAACATTTAAATGGTAAAGGATGTGCAAGGTGTTTTAATACATTCAAATTAACAACAACTGAATTTATAATTAAATCAAAGGAAATACATGAAAATAAATACAATTACAGTTTGGTGAATTATGTTAATTCCAAAACAAAGGTTAAAATTATATGTTCTATACATGGCATTTTCGAACAAATACCTAATTGTCATACAGCACAAAAACAAGGATGCCCGATATGTAAAGAAAGTAAAGGTGAAAGAATTATTAGACAATTTTTATTGAAAAATAATATAATTTTTATAACACAGAAAACATTTAGTAAATGTTTATCAGATAAAAATAAAAAGTTAAAATTTGATTTTTATTCAATAGACTATAATATGTGCATAGAATATGATGGTATTCAGCATTTTGAATCTGTTGAATATTGGGGAGGTGAAAAAGATTTCATAAAAAGACAAATGTATGATCAAATAAAAAACGAATATTGTTTAAAAAACAATATTCGTTTAATACGAATTAGATATGATGAAAATATAGAAGAAATACTAAATAGTTATTTTTTATAATTATTAATATGTATATATTTCATTGTTTCAACCATTGTAGGATCACCAATTGCCTTAATTGCATCATCTGATAACTTAACACAAGGAATTCCATTTGCACTAGTAAGTTTAATTACCATGTTCATTGGTTTACTTTTTTCACATTTATTACTTTTTTTTGAAAAATCCGATGTCAGAAAAGTTCCAATTCCCATTGAACAACGTATTTTACCTTTACAATAGTCAACAATTTTTAAAGATCTATCAATATCTAAACCATTGCTATATACAATAATCTTAGTAGTTGGATCAATATTTAACTTTTTATAATGAGCAATCATTTTATCAGTATAAGTATATTCTGATCCTGAATCCCAGCGTGTACCATCCCATAATTTTGAGTCTTCCAAAGAGAAATCTTTTAAGAATGAATCAATACCGAATGTATCTGGAAGCATAGTACCCAAATCTCCACTATAAGTTTGTTGCCATTTTTTCATAACAACTTTATTCGGATGATTCAAACTTTCTAATGCTGCTACACCTGAAATAATTTCATGAGCCAAAGTTCCTACGCATCTAACATCATGTTTCATAGATAGATACGGATTACTTGTGCCTACAAATACTGAATATTTTTTCAATTCTCTAACAACCATATCTTGAACCGAGAAATCTCTCCTACGGCGAGTTCCAAAATCAGCTAATGATGCGCCAGCATCACTTAATGTTTTTCCTTTTGAATTAATCAATTCAATTTGTCCATCCATACTCCAATCTTTATCCATCACTTTGAAGTACACTTCAGATATAATTGCCATCAATGGAACTTCCCATAATATTGTATCTCTCCAAAAACCACTAATATTAATATTTAGTTCACCATTTTTTTCATGAGTAATATAAACTTGTTCAGGATTAAATCTGTAAGCCGCTAAATATTGACGATAAGAAACTGGTAGATATTTAAATTTTTCTTTTAAAAAGTCATATTCTTCATCTGTTAATTTCAATTTAGACATCATATTGATTTGTTTTTTAATCATTTTGAATGCTTCATCATTAAAAATCATAGATTTATCACGATTGCTAAATGTATATTCACATTCTACATCAGGGTAGTGCTGAATTACAAAATTTTGCATACTTAACTTGTAGATGTCAGTATCTAAGATACTTTTGATAATTTGCTTCATTATTTTTAAATTTTTAAATTATTTACAAAGATAATACTATTATTTCAAAATACAATAAAATATCAGTTTTATTTTTTTGAATATGGATTTTTACTTAAATAAGAATTATAATATTTCTTATTACTTGTAACTTCTTCTCCTAACCATTCTGGTTTTTCATAAGATTCATTTTCACTTTGAAGTTCAACCTCAGCCATTGTTAATCCTTCATTATCTCCATGAAATTCATCAACTTCAAATATATGATTTCCAACTTGAATATTATAACGAGTCTTATCAATTTTACCATCTCTACACAATAGAAGTAACTCTTTTGCCTCATCAACTAATATTTCTTTTTCAAACTCATAACGAGATACACCAGTTTCATTAAGTTTACCTTTAATAGTTATATAGGCTTTATCACTTTTGATACGAATTCTAATAGAAGGATTTTCTGATATATATCCTTGAATAATATGATATTCATTAACAGCTAATGATTTATATTCACCTTTAACAAGAAATTTTCTTTCAATTTCTTGTGGCATAGGCTTTCTATCCATTTGTTTTAAAATTTTTTGTTGAATATCAATAATACACAATGTTATCTCATATATTCTATTTTTTATTTCTTCAGTTTGTTCTAGACTTTCAAGATATTTCAATCTACCATCCATACAATCATATATTTCTTTATACATTCCAATCATAGTTTTTATTTTTTATTTTATCAAGTTCTTCTAATTTTTCTTTTCTAACTTCTATTAGTGTTTTTTCTGGTTTTTCAACCCAACTATTTGATTCACTTACTTCCCATCTCCACCTATACAAATCAAATTTTTTCTGTTTGATTTCCACATATCCGTGCAAATTAAAATCACGACCAATTGGACGCATATACAAATCATAATATTCATTTGGAATATTCTTGATAATCTCTGAATTAAATATTTGTTCACAAACAATATGACCACTTGTTGAATTTTTATAATATTTGTTCATTTATTTTTTCTAATTTTTCTTTTCTTATTATTAATAAAGCTTTACTATAATATTGTGCTATATGTCCTGTATTTTTTTCATATGAATGTTGCATACAGAATACATATTGTGTTATTGGTTCTTCAAAACCTAAAGAGTGAAGCCAATTATCATAATCTTTAAGAAAAAGATAATATGCAAGTTCATCTAAATAACTACAATTTCCTAAATTCCAATATCCTAAAGATTTATCTATGTTCATTTTTATCTATGATACGATTAATTTTCATTTTATCAGCAAGAATCCATGCTCCACCTTGGGATTCAGGTCTATCATAAGTTTTTATACCTTCAACTTCAACTTCTACCCATACTCTTATTTCGCCACTTAATAGTTTTTCTTTCAAGTGTGGCGCACTTGGAGTGAAACAACAATGCCAACCAAATCTCTCAGCAAATCCATTTGTAGGTATAAACTCAGCATTCATCCAAACATTCAATGAATATACTTCTTTAGCATTTATAAACAAACTACCAAGAGTACCATTCTTTCTTTGTTTCATTAATTTATATGCTATCATTTTAAATTATTTAGTTTTTTAAGTTTTCGTTTTCTATATTCAGATAATGTTTCAAATTCATCTGACATAAATGGTACACATGTTTCAAATCCAACCAATACATATAAATCATAACCATGATGATGATTTACATATTTTATTGTATAATTTGAATCAAGAATTAATTCATCATAAACTATTTTATCAGGAGCATAACCAGTATATATGACTCTATCACCTTTTTTGCATATCATACTATAATTTTAAGTTTTTTAGTTTTTTAAGTTTTAGTTTTCTATATTCAGATAATTTTTTAAATTCATTGAAATTAAATGGTATATCAAATCCAAATAATAAATATCCTGAACTATTACGTATACAGCTTATATCTTTCACAATATAAATTGAATTTTTAGTCAACAACCAATTCACATGATGATAAAGTTCACCAATATAAACAACTTTATCTCCAGCTTTTGCTAGATTTTTTATCACAATCTAAATCTTAAATTACTTCAATTTCATCAGCAGAATTAACAACTACAATCCTACTACCAACACTATTGACTTTATATTTTTCAACTAAAGAATCTACATAGTTTTTAACATCTTCATCAGAGCCAATACCTCGACAGCCACCAAGGTTAAGAATGACATCAAAACCAGCATCAAGCAAATCTTCAACTGTTGAACCTACACAGTAGTTTGTAGCTAATCCTGCTACAATAACAGTATCAATATGTTTAGCTATATACCATTCAATAAGTCCTGTTGATATTTTTTTATTTAAGTCATGATAACAACTTGAATAAGGATGTAAATCTGGTTCAAATCCTTTTGCAACAAAGAAATCATACTCACACATTTTAGGAAGTCCTGCTATAAGTTCAGAACCAAATGTACCTGATATACAATGAGATTTCCAAGCAATGTCTACATTTTCTCCTTCTACTGGTGAAAATTGAGGTTGGCTATCATTAGCTATCCAAATTGAATTAATAGGATGCATATCTTTAGATACAGTCTTATATTTCACAAGATTATTTTGCTTATTCAATTCATCTACAATTTCATTACCACCTATTACAGGCAACTCATCTGGACACAATGGAGTAAATCCATTTTGAGGATCTACATTGTGGCTTGCTGTCAAATTTTTAAATACTGTTATTTTTTTATACATTGTGTTATTTTTTAATTTTTTGTTTATAATATGCTTCTACTTTTTCAAAATGTTCTGGCCATTTGTCAATTAAATTTGTATTAGAAAAATCAATTCTTATTTTTATAGCTGGTATATTATTTTTTACATAAAATCTTTTTCTTGTGTCTATTGAATTAACAGTATTTGTAAATAAAGAATTAATATCACAACTATAAATAAATATAAATTCTTCAAATCTTGAAATATCTTTTTTTATATCATGTAAATTAACAAAACCTAAGTCATGTTTACCAACTTTTATTTGTTCTTTATAATTGGTTTCAAATATTTTACGATATTCAAGATATTTTTCTAATTTCATTTTACCAATGTATTTTTATATGTTCTAAATAATCATTATAATTTTCATCTAATATATCAATCATGTTTGCATATCCAATATCTTGAATTGCTATTTTAATGCCATCTTTTTCAATTACTTCACCTTTTGTGAGTTTTTTAAAATCTTCTTCGTCTAATAATATATTTTTTGCCATAATTTTTTAATATTTTAACACCAACCTGATTGTTCATTTATCTTTTTAATTTTTTCATCATCAGTGACTAATGAAACTTCAGAGCCAATTAGATTTCTCAAATCAAAATCTTTCATATTATCAAATTTTGTTGCATAATAGCCTACTTCACAAGCATCTACAATCAAGTTTTCACCTTTAATAGAAATGTCTTTTGTTTCAAAGTGATGTGTTTTATTATCAAAAATCACATCAATATACTTACCTATTGTTATATTGACATTTGTTTCAAATGTAATATAGGTACCTTTTTTTACTTTTCTTCCTGATGATACTATTACAGCATCTATTACTTTACCTAAATAATTTTCCATATTTTATATTTATTTTTGTACAAAGATATAACTAATTTTTATAATATCAAAATAAATTGAGATAATATTTTTTTATTTGAATATAATTTATTATATTTGTAATACAAATTAAAAACAAAATGTCAATAGTAATTAAAGAAATAAACAATGAACAATGGCTACACTCTATTGGTGATATTCCTATAAATTTTACACCATATACGAATAGTAATAGAGGAACTTTTAGTGTATCTATTAGAATTGGTAAAATAAAATATTCTAATTTAATAGTTGATGAAATATATGACTTAGATTACGATAAAGATTTTATGATAATAGAAAGAATAAAACAAGTAAAACATGAAGATGGACTTATATATGATGATTTAATATTTATAAATAAATCTCAATATTTAAAATACACAAGAAAACAAAAACTAAAACAAATACAATGAAATTAACGGAAGAACAAATAGATAAAATAAACAGTGAATGTACAATATCCGATCAGGGAGTATTCATAGAACCATATGGATGTGATGGCATTAAAGAATTAGTAATTTATATGCGTTGGTCTGAAGGTGGTGCGCAAGGTGGTAATTGTTGGAATGATGATGAACCTGAAGAATATGATGGAGAAGGTAAACCAAAATTCAAAGTTCTTGATATGGTTTTAGAAATATTAACACCAGGTATGACATATTTACAATATAAAGCAGTAGAAGAATTGTTGATATCAACAACTAAACATGAATGGGAATATTACGGTAACTATGATAATTATGGTATAGAGTATATTAAATTAAAGGATTTGATAGATTTATTAGAAACTTTTTAAATTTTTTAATAAAAAGAGAGCCTAAGTGCTCTCTTTTTTTATTTATTTAACCAAATATAATTAGTGTATCTTTATATAATTATCTATCTTTGCATTAAATAATCATTAAAAAAATAATTTTATGAAAACAGTTTTTAAAGTAAAATTAATAGACGGCGGTTGGGTATTTTGGAACCAATTTGGTATTATAATTAGTATTAGTACTGATAATGAAGGAATTCATTTAAATAAATATATTAGTCAATATAAAGTTATTACTGAAACAGTATGTCAATTTACTGGGATAACTGATAAAAATAACATTGATATTTTTGAAAATGATTTATTATCAGATGGTAATATAATTTATAAAGTTGAATGGAATCAACAAAATACCTGTTGGTGGATTAATCCAATAAAAACAATAAAAAAATCTGAAATATCAGAAAAAGATAGTTTCATAACACTAGTACTAAGCAATGAAAAACTAGGAAATGGGTATTATTCAAGAAGAGATATGGAAGTAATAGGAAATACAATAGATGACTTAAACTTACTATCATAAATAATAAGTAATCTATTGATTAATAGACACATACAAAACAATTTATATATAATATATATAGTATATATATCATGATCTTGCATGTTTTTATAATTATACATGAAAATCAGGTGTTTAGTCACCTGATTTTTATTTTTTATTTGATTAAACTTTATTATTTGATTTTTATATCATGAATTATGGCAAAAATAGACATTGAGTATATAAAGAGTAAGATTTCAGAAGTATTAAAAAATGCTCATTCTGATCCCCGTAAATTTATTATTAAAGATTATAATGATAGAATAAATTTTGCATGTCCAGTATGTGGAGATTCACATAAAGATCCTAACGCAAAAAGAGCAAATATATATAAGGATAACCCTACATTTATGGTTTGCTTCAATGAAGATTGTAGAGCAAGTGTTACTCATTTGTGTCGTGACTTTAATGTAGAAATAGGATTAGAAGAAAAACAAGCATTGTATGATTTTGCTGATTCTCACATGAAGTTTGATAGGAAGAAAGATGTTTATATTCCTTCGAATTTGAATAAATTGATTGATATAGATGAATTTTCAAACTATGTAAATGAACATTCAGAAAATCAGATTTCAAAATTTAAACCAATACAATTTAATTCTGCAGCTTATCAATATTTGAAATATGATAGATTAATTGAAGATTTTGAAAATATTTATGAGTGTGATTATAAGTTAACAGATAGATGGACTGAGAAGTGTATTGTTATGCTGAATAAGTCAGGTAAGAAAATGTTAGGAATGCAAATTAGAAACATGAAACCTGGAGATAAAAGATTTTTTAAGATTTTTAATTTTGAAAAAGTATATTCAATTTTACATCCTGATGAAGTATTAGATGAATTAGAAATGTTATCTTATAATAAGCTTTCTAATTTTTTCAATATATTAAATGTTGATTGGAATGAACCAGTGACAATATTTGAGGGTATGTTAGATTCATTGTTTATGAATTATGGTAATTCACATAGTAATTCAATTGGAGCAATAGGGTTGAATAGTATTGATACAGACTTATCATTTTTATTTGATTCTGACTTGGATATTCAATTCTTTTTAGACCAAGATAATGTTGGTATCAGAAAATCTCAAACTCTCTTAGAACAAGGATATAAGGTTTTTTTGTGGCAAAAATTAGTAGAAGATTTATTAAAAAACAAAAAAGATAAATATGTAGCTAAGAAATATTTAATTAAAATTAAAGATTTAAATAAATTGGTACAGGAAATAAAAGATATGGAAAAATTTAAAAAAATAAATTTACAAAAATATTTTTCAAATGATGTTTTTGATAAATTATATTTAGATGAAACTTTATATCCTAAACCAGATAAGTTTGGTAAAAAACCATATGATAAAAACAAATATAAAAAATGAAAAATGATATTGATGAATGGAATGATTTTTTAAATGAATTTGACAATTCAATTTTGAATATTTATAAGAAACATGAAAATAGTTTTGATGAATATGGAATTCATGGAAGACGTCATATCTCACGTTCTATTGTTTTTTCTGAATTTATGTCAAGATTTTATACAAAGGAATTAGGTAAAGATATAGATTTTAAAGCAATAAGATATGCTGTATCATTTCATGATAGTGGTAGGCAAGGTAATGGTATAGATGTATGGGAAAACGATAGTCAAAAAAATTGTTTCAAATATTTAATGAATGATTCTGATTATGATAATCATTCTGATTATGATGAAACTAAATGTAAATACATATCTTCATTAATTAGTAAGAATCTAACAAATGATATAAATCATAATATTGTTTATGATTCTGATGTTTTAGATATAATGAGACCTTGCTGTGGACATGGTGAGATTGAAAATTTTAGAAGAAGTGAACTTCGTTTTTTAGGACCAAAAGATAATTTTGCAAATTGTCATTTATATGATGAAATAAGAGAAGAATTAATTATTGATGCTTGGAAATTGATAGAATACACAGAAGATAATGAAATGCTATTCAACACAAAAGAAAATAATCAACTTTATTATATGCTTAATATAGTAGATAAAAATAAATTAAATTTTAATATATTACATAAATATTTTTAATATTTATGTAATATATAAATATTGTAAAAATTTTTGGTATATACAAATAAAAATATTACATTTGCACAAATAAATAATAAAATAAATGGCTAAACAAGAAATTAAAAACAAAATCAATAGATTTATTACAAATCAAAGTGTTAGATTAGTTGGAGATAATGTTGAAAATTGTGTATTAGACACTAGAAAGGCACTTAGACTTGCTGATGAAATGGAATTAGATTTAGTTGAAATATCATCTAATGATAACGTTTCTATATGTAAAATTGTTGATTATGAAAAATTTCTTTATGACAAAAAGAAAAAAGAAAAAGAACAAAAGAAAGTTCAAAAACAAAATCAAGCAGAGCTGAAAGAGATTAGAATGACTCCTAATATTGATGAGCATGATTTTAATTTTAAATTAACTCACGCAAAAAACTTTTTATCTGAAGGTAATAAAGTTTTACTATCAGTGTTTTTTAAAGGAAGAGAGATAGTGTATCAAGATCAAGGTAAAGTTAAACTATTGAAGTTTGTTGAAGCATTGGATGGTATTGGTATGGCAGAGTCTATGCCAAAATTAGAAGGTAAAAGAATGCAAATGACTATAAAACCAAAAAAGACAAAATAAATGGAGAAAAATGAAATGCTTAATAGCATTATTAAACTTACAAAAGAAACTGGACAAGGTTTAGCATTATCAATTATTAGAGTTGCATCTCCCGAGTATGGGAGATTAGTTGATGAGCTTATTGAAGAAGGTAAAGTAGATATTCACATCAAACATTATTCTATGTTACCATCTGATGAATGGGTTGTACCTGCAGGTTGTTATTTTGCCATTAAAGATGATGAAACATATCATCCAGGTGCTTTAATTTTTATGAGAATGTATCTAGAAATTGAAGATTTAGGAGTTGGACTTAAAATATCTAAGGTATTAAAAGATGTTCATAGCATGGAAAATTATGCTAAATGGCTAAAAGACAATGAACAAAAACTGATTGATTTAGTTAATATGAAAGAAATTGAATTTATACCAAATCAATTAGATGACAATACAAAAAATTGGATAAAAGATAAAACTTGGTATAAAAATAATGATACTGTAGAATCTTGTCTTAATCTGTCAGAAAAAGTTTCAAAAGAAAATGGAGATAATACACAATTAGATTTGTATGATCAACTTATGCCTTTATATAATACAGACAAAAGTAGATTTGTCAAAGAAATTGAAGACTCTAAAATAGATATTGAAAAATTAAAAGAAAATATAAAAAATAGAAATAAGGTAAATAATTGGCTGAAAAGTCAAACACAAACAGATAAAATACAAACACTTATAAATTAAAAATGGAAACAAAATTAAGAAAAGACATTTCAGTTGAGTTTAAATGGGATTTAACTCATATTTACAAAAATAGAGAAGATTTTGATTGTGAATGCGATAAAATTGAAGGTTTTACTGAAAAAATTCAATTATTTAATGGTAAATTATCTGATCCAAAGGAATTAAAAAATTGCTTAGATTTGATGGGCGATGTACGAAAAATGATAACAAAACTTCATTGTTATGCTAATATGTATTTAGATCAAGAGCAAAATAATGAAGATGCTGATAAATTAGTTCAGAAAGTAAAAGATGCTGCTGTTAAGTTAGGCTCAAAATGTGCATTTATTACAGATGAAATTATCAATTTTGATGATGATACAATTTCTATGATGTTATCTTGTGATGATTTGAAAAATTATCATTTTGATATCAAAGATACAATAAAAAATAAGAGTCACATCTTATCAAAGATAGAAGAAGAACTACTCACTAAAATCTCAGATGTTTTTTCTACGTCAAATGATGTATATACAATTTTCAAAAATACTGAGTTAAAATACTCAACTGTTACATTATCCAATGGAGAAGAAGTTTTGGTTGATGATAGAAATTATAGAGTTTTAATAGAATCAAGTAATAGAGAAGATCGTAAATTAGTTTATGATACATTCTATAAAACATTTGATGAATATAAGAATACTCTAGCTAAACTAATGTTCAAATTTGTAAAAAGTTCAACAACAGGAAGCAAAATCAGAAATTATAAATCATCTTTAGAACAGTCTCTATCATCAGAAAATATTCCAATATCAATTTATGATGGATTGATTGAAAATGTTTCTAATAACCTTGATAAAATGTTTGATTATCTTAATTTAAGAAAAGATATTTTAGGTTATGAAGATTTGAATTATTATGATTTATATAATCCTATAGTTGATAATGTTGATTATGAATATTCATATGATAATGCTAAGAAATTACTTATTGAATCAACTGCTATTCTTGGAGAAGAATACACAGATATTATGAAAAGAGCAATTAGTGAAAGTTGGATAGATATATATCCAAATCAATTCAAAGACACTGGTGCTTATATGAATGGCTCTGTGTATGATGTTCATCCTTATATTTTATTGAATTATAAAGGTAAATATGATGATGTTTCAACTATGCTTCATGAAGCAGGACACGCAGGACATTCTGTGCTGAGTAATGCGAACCAACCTTATAATAAAGCAAGTTACTCAACATTTATTGCTGAAATTGCATCAACAACAAATGAACTTTTGTTACTCAATCATATGTTGACAACAACAGATGATAAACAATTGAAAATTTTCTTGTTGAATAACTATATTGAACATTTTAGGACTACCGTATTTAGACAAACTATGTTTGCGGAGTTTGAGAAATTTATGTATGAATCAGTAGAAAATGATGAGGTTCTAACAGCATCAATGATGAATGATAAGTATTATGAGTTACTTAAAAAGTATCATGGAGAAGATAAAAATATCATTAAGATTGATAAAATGTATGCAAATGAATGGTCACGTATTCCTCATTTCTATTATGATTTTTATGTGTTCCAATATTCAACTAGTTTTATTTCTGCAGTCATTCTTTCAACAAGAATATTAAATGGAGATAAAGAACAACTTGATAAGTATATGGAATTATTGAAATCTGGTGGTAGTGATTATCCTGTAGATTTGTTGAAAAAGGCTGGTATTGATTTAACTGACGGAGAATGTTATAAAGATGCATTCAAACAATTCTCAGAATATTTAGAAGAACTGAAGTCTTTATTGAAATGATAAAAGTTGGTGATAAATTATATTGTCATGATAATAGTTATAGTTTGATAAAACTAACTGAAGGAAAGTTGTACACAGTATCAGATATTCGTGAATATGGTCATATTATAAGTACCAATAGTCGGTTAACTATAAAAGATGACGAAGATGAAAATATTTTTTTCTCAATAGATCAAGATGAAAATGAATTATCATATAAAAACTGGTTCATAGAAAATAATGAATATAGAAAAAATAAATTATTAAAAATAGAATATAATGTTCAATATTAATAGATGATGAGGTCAGGAGATAAATTGTATTGTGAACGCAATGATATCGGTATAGTAAATTTATCTATTCACAAAATATATGAAATTATTGAAGTTAAAACAGATAATTCTTATGGTAAAATTTTAATTCATGATGATGTTGATAGAATTATTAGTTTTACTATATATGTAGATAGAAATAATCTATCATATCGTAATTGGTTTCGGTTAATTAATATAAAGGAAGAGAGAAAAATAAAACTATTTGATATAGAACATAACATTTAACATAAAAAAATCTGAATTACTTTTGTAGTTCAGATTTTTTTATGTACCTTTGTATTCAATTAATTATAAAACAATCTAAAAATTAAAAAAATGAATGAACAATTAATTTCTTTTTACAATGTCTACATTTCTACTGGATCGAACATTGCTGAATATGCAGAGAAAAATGGTATTACACCTACTCAGTGCTTTCAATTGATCACAATGGGAGAATTTTACAGCAAAAACTAATTTGAATATTAGTTTATATAAAAAAACCAACATTAATAATGTTGGTTTTTTTTGTTATGTATTCAATGATTTATTTATTTCTCTGTGTGTTCTTCCTCTATGAGCTAATGGGAAATTTTCATAAAACTCTTTAATTTCCTTTGAGTGTAATTTATTGTAGATAGATTCAAATTTATCTAAGAACGTTATGTCTTCATTAGATATATTAAATTCATCAGATATATTCTTGTATCTACTGAAATTTTCAGAAATCCACTTAATTCTATCTTTATTTGTCAATATCATAATTACATAACTTTCTTAACACTTCTATCTCCAGTATCAAATACAGAATATGTTACATTTTTAGTTGATAATCTTAATTCTAAGAATTGATCCATTGCAGCCTTGACAAACTTAGGATCATCATCAGAGAAACCATATTCAACATTTATACCTAAATTGTTTGCATACTTATTAACTAATACATTAAATTCTTGTAGTGCAACTTTTTTAGAATCTTCCACTGACATTATACCATATTTTTCAATAAAATAATCAGAAGAAACAGTGTAAATTGGACATAACTCAATATAGTAATCAATTACTTGATGTGATTCAGTACCAAATATCTTGTGGTATTTCAAAAGATTATTAATCATTTGAGTTTTAAAATCAACATCTTTATCTACATTTTCAATTTGTAAATCTTTGAAATTTTCTAACCCGTATTCATATATAAGCCAATATAAAGCTTTCTTTATGTTTTTTGGTGAGTGTCCTCTCGATGTTACAATAGAGAATATATTACCATTTATGATGCATTCAAGAAATGTTGTCCAAGAAGGTGCAAATTTCTTATTCATTACAGCATCTTTGAAATCAACAATGAATGTCTCATCTTTTAGTTTGCCCCAATCTCTAAAATTTGAAAATGATAGTTGTCCTGGTTTGTATCTCCATCCTTCTGCACTTCTAACTTGAGAAAACATTATGGTATCTACTTCTTCATCAATCCATTCATCTTTCACTAAATGTTCCATGATAATTTTTGTGTTTGTATACAGTAAATTATCATCAATATCAAATGAATAATATTTGAATATATTTTCGTTAATTTTACTTTTCTTTTGAGGTTTTGAATTTTCAACTTTTGTATTCATTATATATCTTTTAAGTGAGTTATTATAATTATGAATACAAATATACAAATAATATTTTGAATAAAAAAATTATAAGTTATATTTTTTTGATGATAGATGTATTTTTATTTCAGGTATTGCATTTAAGTCTACAATTTCTTCTGTTACTTTTTTTATCCACATATTATTGTCATATCCTTTCATACATAAATAACAGTTAACAATTTCATCTAAATCAAATGGATTTGCATCAGGTTCAATTTCTTCTGAATCTCCATTTTTATCAATTTTCATTAGTTTATATTCAGGATCATATATAACTGGGTCAATTATATTTTCAAATTTTTCAAATTTTCTAATTTCCATATTTAATTATTATGTTTATTATAATATTTCGAAACAGTAGGATTGAAGAAATTACGTACAATTAAGTTAGATTCTATTGTATAAACTAATAATTTTTTAAGTTTATCAAGAAATGTGCTTGTTGTTTCATTTTGAAACATTAAGTTAGATAATGATTTTGTCATTAATTCATCTTCATAATCAAAACCTTTTTCAATATTATCATTTATATGTTTTAAATCATATAATTCTTTAATTTGCATATCTTTTTCTATCATAGTTAAATATTGAATTTTTTTGTTGCGTCATAAGATTCTATGTCATTTATGAAATATATTAATAATTGATATTCATCTTTATTGAATGTGTAATCCCTGCTACGATTGAATACATCATTGTCTGTTATTCCTATTTCTAATGCATCATTTCCAGTTTCAGTATAAGTATAAAAATCAACATATTCAGAATCTTTACATAAATTATTAAATTTTAGATATTCAGTGATCCATACAAATGTATCATTTCTATCAGATATTATTTTTATATAATTATTTATTCCATTTTCCTTTAAATGTTTCTTATATTCTATCATTCTATTTTTTGATATTTCAAATTCTTCTTCATTTTCTATGCTATCAGTATATGCTATCATATTACCATCCCAAAAATCAGTTATTTTAACTATATCTTCTATTTCCTCATATATTTTCAAATATTCAATTGTATATTCTAGTAATTCATCATATCTATCTACAATTTTAGATAATTTATCTTCCTGAATTGTACTTTCATTTAACTGAATAAATCTTTTAATTATCATTCTGTTAATTTATTCTTTTTATCTGTCCAAATATAATAACCATTGAATTCATTGTCATATACCATATTACCTAGTGTAGATATCACATTTAATGTTGTATCAAATGTTATAGTTTGTTGAAAAGAATATTTGACTTTTTCTTTATCAATAAAAGACAATGGTTTCATCATTATACCAAAAACATTTAATGAATCAGGTATATCTGAATAAAATTCTGATAACGCAAAAGTTACTAAATTTTCTCTGATGTTTTCAATATCTTCTTTATCAAAAATACTACATTTGAATACTACTTTTTCAGTACCTAAAATGTCACCTGACATATCATTGATCTTATATTGATGTTTCTTTTTGTCCATTAAATCAATATATTGATCATATGTTTTAAAATAATCAACAAGAGTTTTTGTGTATTTAGGTGTTGCTAATTTTATGTTATAAAAAAATTCATCTAATTTTACATTAGGTATTTGAAACTCATATAATGGAGACCATTCTGTAAATTTTTTTATACTATTTATTTCATTTATCATTTTTGTGTAATTATTTTTTATATCAAAGACCTTCACCTGCATAACTATCAGCTTCATCCGCCTGTGCTTCTTCACGAAGTATCATTATATATTCTTTCTCTTTTGTTGACAATTTGTTAAACCAATTTATTATATTTAGTTTTTCTTCTTTAGATAAATCAGAATTCCAGTTGAATAATCCACTGCCATTGATTGAATATTCTTCTTCCTGAGTAATATTTTCATTTGTTGTACTATATTCTCTAACATTTTTCATTTTATTTATTTATTATTTTTAGGAAATCTTTGTATTGTTCATCTGATAATTTAAGTTCTCCACTAGTGTCACCTCCATTTGATGTATAAGAAATATTTAACATTTTTTCATTTTTTAATAATCTAATACTAAAATCTATGTTATTTAAACTAAATCTTATAAAAAATCTATCATTCAAGTCTATTATTGGAATTTTATCTAATTTCTTTAATTCATCTAGTATATTTAAAACTAATAATTTATTGAATTCTGAAGTTTTGCTTCTTATTTTTTTGATATTATTAGAAATGAATACTGATTTTAAAAATTTATATAAAAAGAATCCAATTGCAAAAGATGTTATTAATCCTAATGATTCATTTTTGTAATCATAAGAATTAAACTCTTTTATGTGTGTTAGTTTTTTATTTTTATATACATCATCTTTATCTTTTGCTATTAAGTCATCTAATATATCATTTAATACGCTTCTCACTAAATTCTTATACTCAGTATCATCTGTTATTATATTAGCACCTTTGTTTTTTATATCTTCTAAAACTTCATTAAACCTTTTTGAGTTTCTGTAATATTTTTTTAATGATTGAGGAGTTGCACCTTTATTTATATAAAAATTTATAATAGGATATAATTCAGAGAATATATCTGATTTCGCTTGCTTAGTTAAGTTAGAATTTTCCATATTCATATATATTAATATTTATTTTCTAAAAATATTTTTTATATATAATTACATGATAACTAACTTTAAACTATTTGAAGATTATGATAAAAAATTAGTTTGGAATATACCAGTAAAAATGCCAGATTTTTATTTGTCATTGAAAAAAATTGGAATGTCAGATAGAGTAATTAAAGATTGGTTAAGGCTTCGTCAGAATAAAGTGTTTTCAACTAAAGATACTAATACTAATTTTGAAACTATTTCATTAGTAAAAGATTCAGAACAAGAAGACTCATATACATGGTATTGGTATCCAACATCAGAAAGTGATGAATATACTATATATATGGGTAAATTAGAATGTACTCCAGAAGAAATTCATAAATACTATGATGACATTGAATTTAAAAAAAATATTACCAAATTTAATATATGATAACTAACTTTAAACTATTTGAAACAATTAATGTAGGTAAACCAGAAATTGGAGATTTTGTGATATGTAATGAAGATGATTCTACGTCTGAGGTTACGTATTTTACCTCAAATAATATAGGTAAATATATTAAGTATAATTATGACATTGAATATCATTATGCTATATATTATGAAGATACACCAAAAGATTTAGGTGTATATTTTTCAAACGGTGAAAGAAATATGACATTAGATGAAATAAAATATTGGTCAAAAAATAAAGAAGAATTGGAATATATAATTAAAACAAATAAATTCAATTTATGATAATCAACTTTAAAATATTTGAAGATTATTCTGATGATGAGATTAGAAAAATTGAAGCAACATCAGAATTAATGAAAATTGTTGATGAAAAATCACGAGATACAAGAAGTATGGAGCCCGCAATAAAAATGATAAATTTATTGGATAAAGGAGCATATCCAAATATTAAATCTAAAAATGGACAGACTCCTTTGACTTATGCTGCTACTTTATGCTATCATGACTTAATTTATAAACTTATAGAAGTTGGTGCTAATTTAGAAGCTAAAAATGATAACGGTGATACTCCGTTGATGAGGTCAGCAATAAATAGTGACTTAGCATCAATGTTTGTATTATTATCTGCTGGATCGTCATTATATTGTAAAAATATACAAGGGCATAAACCTTTTGATTTTTTGACTGATTATGATATTAATAGAATAGCTATTAAATATCCAGAACAATATAAAGATTATTTGAAAAAAGAAGAATTTGATAATTCAGTTAAAAAATTTAATTTATAATATGAAACATGTTAAAATGTATGAAGATAATGATTTTACTATTTTATTCGAAAATGAAAACGAATTAAAAAATCTATTGTTAAAGAATAAGTTTTTTTCTGAAGGCGATGTGTTTTCTGGTATAATAGATGTTTCATATAAACATTTCACACCAAAAATTGGATATGATAATTTTTTAGAAATTATAAAAACGAAATTTGGATTATTACCTTATTTTTGTATTCTTCTTGGTAGTTATAATGGACAAGTTTGTAATGGCGGACATATGCAATATTTTGATAATGGATATGCCAGTTCAAAATCAAGAAAAAAATATGACGGATCTGATTATGATAATGTTAATTTACATGAAAAATTACTTAGATTATTTAAATTTTTGAAAATAGAACAATGTGTACCTAAAAAATTAGGAGAAAAAGTATATTCAATAATGAAAGATTTTGATTTTGATTGTGTTGCATTTGAATGTTACAATGGAGATGACGGACAATATAAT